GACTCCAACTACACTAACTACACAATTTCGGGGCTCAACTACACCTCATTTTTGGTTAACTCGTTGATAATCAAACACGGCTTCAAGTGTAGTTAGTGTAGTTGATGTTTTTGCAAAAAATGTGTCCCATATAATTAATTAACTGTGAAATGCTCGATGTCAAATTGAAAGTAGATTCGCTGATGATGGCGGATTATCTGGCTTATCTGTTCCCACCTGATAGTCCGGGAGGGCCTCTGAAAGTCTGCGCCCGCAATAGCATAGGCAAACTGCTCATAGCCCACTGCAAGGTGTCGGATCGTCCGGTTCCATCAGACGGTGACGGATTCGTAGAACTAATTCTTCCGAACGATGAGGCGACAAAGCCTCTTATCAATAGATTCCTCTACTACAACATGCACGACACATCAGCATTGAATATGGCCTTAGCGGCATTCTTCGACATCGAGTTCAAACAGTATTACATTGCTGGCTTCGAGCTTGGATTCCAGAAGAAGGACATAGTCTCAGCGTTCATCGTGTCCAGAGGGCTGTTTACGACTGACCGATTCGATGCTCTTCACAAGCGGATCTACAGGCAATCGCAGCAGGTCCTTGACAAGATGACCGGAAAACTTCTGCAAAGGATTCACTACATTGACAGAACTATAAACTTAAAGGGATTGAATGATGATCAGAATCATTGACACACTACAGGCTCAGAGCCTTGACAAGCAGGACGGTGTCTGGCACAAGCTGGCGCTCGTTCCGGGAACGGCCACGATTGAGAGATCTGAGAAGACGGAGGACGCCGGAAGACTGGCCACCGTCAAGATCAACGCCACACTGTCGGAGGCTTCCGATGTAATGAGGGATAACCTTATATTAATGGTAGGATTCTGCCACGGTGACGATGAGACTTACGGAACTGAAGACCTACCTTTGACTTTCGAGGTCAACGAGACCAACTCTTTGAAATTGTCCTGTTCCTACCAATTCCCTATCTATTAGCGTGTCCTTTCGTGTCTGGGAGCCTGCTTTTATCTTTGCGTAAACATTGATACATAAGATGAAAGCAGACACATTCCAGCTAGCAAGGGACATAATGCAGGGAAGATGGCTTGTCGCCAACCCTGACACATTGCTTCCGGTGGCCAGGGCGTTTCTCAATAGGCTGCCTGTGGAGATGGAGGCAAAGACTGCGGTGTTCTCCACCGTAGTCGATTCTGATGCTAAGGCCGAGGAATCAAAGAGTGTAGCCGTTGTCCCTCTTCACGGCACGATGACCAAGTACGACACGTGCGAAAGTTACGGAACAACATTCATAGCTAAAAAGATCCGGGAGATGGCCGATGACGGAAATGTCATCGGTATCGTCCTGGACATAGACTCCCCAGGCGGAAGCTCTTCGGCCATCCCACCTATGCTCGAAGCAATAGGCTACGCCAAATCCAAAGGGAAACCGGTATATGCTCACGTTGACTGTTGCGCTTCGGCTGCCTACTGGGTGGCCTCGCAATGTGATGCTATCTACATGGACAATGACATGTCCGAGGTTGGATCCATCGGAGCAATGGCCGTCTATGTGGACTATTCAGCAATCCATCGACTGGAGAAAAGACCCTCACAGTCTATTCGGATGAATCCTCGGAGAAGAACCGCGCCTACAGGGACGCACTGGCAGGCAATTTCGATGCGGCCAAGGCAGAACTCAAACCGCTGGTGAAACAGTTCCAGAATGCAGTCGTGTCAGGAAGACCGAATATTCTGAAAGAAGAGCACGGTGTTTTGAGTGGTTCGATGTTCTACACAGCCGATGCGTTACGCCTAAACATGGCCGATGCAAAGAAGACGCTCCCTGAGACCATCGAGGCGGTCTTCGCACTCACAAGCGTTTAACCAATCTTTAAAATAATGGATACGAAAACTCTCAACAATTCCAAGATGGGGCGACTTGTAGCCCGTCTCTTCGGCAAGAGCGAACTTGACGTCAAGGACGGCAAGGTTTCCCTTTCCGATCAGGAACGCCAGAAGGTTCTGGAGAACTATGGCCAGGACTTTCTTGACAAACTCGAAAGCATCAATCTCGATGAAGAGGGCGATGCCGTGACCCTTTTCGATGCCGCTGTAGAGGCAAAGACCGCTGAGGCAACAGCTGCTCTTAAAGAGCAAGTAAAGAAGCTTCAGAAAGACGTTGTCTCTTTGGCATCCGAGCCAGAACCAAAGCCGAAAGCCACGGCTACACCAGCATCGAAGGAGGCTAAGACCTTTGCCATCAACATGGCTGCGGCCCACAACAAGATAGTTAAGGAAGCACTTGACTCCGTCAATCCTTACGCTTTCACCGCACTTGAAGACGCTTCCATCAACATCACAGATCTCAACGCTGAGTTCTCGATGGTGATGCCTCCAAAGATGAAGCTCGAACTTCTGAACAAGAGGATCTACAACGGATTCGATGACGCCAAGCACATGACCCGCATCCAGTCCAACACAGACTACATCGCAAGCGCGGCCATCATGTCAGAGGTGTCACAGCAGTTCACTCCGAAATGGACTCCTAAGGGAGCTGCCAAGTTCACTCCAATCCGCATCCCATACCGTCGTCACAAGTTGAACGTGCTTATTCAGCCTGCTGACGTGCTGAAGAGCTGGCTGCTCTATCTCTACGAGCAGGGCAAGACGATGTCCGACATGCCTATCACTCGCTACATCATCGAGAATCACATCCTTCCTAAGGTGCTGGATGACATCACCATCTCGATGATCGCGAAGGGTAAGTTCGTTGACGCTGGCGTTGTCGCAGACGGTGATGCAGGTAAAGCCGCCAAGAACTCCATGGACGGTTTCGAGACCATCCTTGTGGAAGGAAAGACTGATGAGAACTGCAAGATCAACTACTACAAGTCTGCAGCAGATCCTATGACAATGTCCGACTCTGAGCTTCTTGCCTACATCGATGGCTTCGTGGACAGCATCTCTGGGCTGTTCGCACACATCGTGACCATCCACTGCTCAGAGCAGTTGCTGACCCGCTACAAGAGAGCCGACTTCGCGGTGAACGGCAAGTACACCGGCTACGAGAACGATGGAAGCATACGTTTCACGAACTTCCATCTTGTGCCTCTGAAATCGATGTATAACTCCCCTATCATCTTCGCGACTCCGAAGGAGAACTTCGTGGAACTGGTTGACCTCTCCAAGGCGGAAAACTGCATCGTCAAGATCGAGGAACAGAACTACGATGTGAAGGTCTTCGGTGAATATTCTCTCTCTGTAGGCTTCAAGATTGCCGAGGCTGTCTATGCCGCTGTTCCTGACGGCTACACTCCTGTTGAAAGCATCGTTTCCGATGTTCCAGACACCGACAAATGGGAGAATGGCAAGAAGGCTTCTTCATCCTCTGATACAGGAGACACTGGAGGCCAAGGCTCAAACCCTGACCAAGGAGGTTCTGAAGGTGGCGGAACAGGAGCTTAACCAATAATAACGAAATATATGGCTTACGTTAAATCATCAATTCCAAGACCTGGGGACGGTGCCGGTGCACCGTCTGCCAGAAAATCCGCTATCATCCTCGTGGATGTGGAGGATGTAGCCAGCGAGCCGTCGAGGGAAGTCGGCAACTGCAATGTTACTGGAAACCTCACTTTAAAGACAGGGGCGAAAGCGGTTTCAATCTACGCAACTTCTTCGACCATCCAGATAACCGAGGAATATTCAGGTGATCCCGATGCTGAAGGAGTGAAGAACGGACTGGTTTATGACCATCCTGGAAACTCGACCGCGGTAAAAAACTTTGTCGAAGTCTTCAAGAACCGTGGTGTCATCGCTTTTGTGCAAGAGTGTGACGGAACCTCGGCAGGGCGCACACAGATTCTTGGTAGTGTCTGCAACCCATTGAGGCTCTCAATCGAGACGAAGATGGACAATGAAGCCACCAAGAGGACTATGACATGGAAGCAGTCTCTTCCTGACAAGTTCCTTGCTGGTGACTATGCCGGGGACCTTCCGGAAGTCGCTGCGGCTGCCGGTTCCTCTGAAGGAGGTGGTGCTTAGCGGATGAGTAAGAGTAAGACCTCAGTAACAGAACGCAAAACTGTGGACAAAAAGGTAAATCTGGTTGTCTGTGCCTACGAGGGCACAGACGGCCAATTGTCCAAAGTTTGGGAGAAGATGACCGGTGTCAAGCCTGTTGTCATCACGACCGGACCGGACGCAGACATCCGTGACATTCTTGCCGGAATCATCGCTGACAACAATGTCGCTGATGATTTTATTCTGGCACCAGCCAATTGCATTCCTTGCTCCAAGACCTCGATGGAGGAACTGGCCACGCCACTTGTTTTCCTTGACGTACAGGGCAACAAGGTCTATGGCGAAAGGCTTCCTAAACCGTTCTCCAAAGAGAAGCTGGTAGAGATACTTCCTGCTGACGGCCAGACATCGGAAGAGTTCCTGAAGGACTACTTCAAGAGGAATCTTCACAGGCCGATCGAGGCCGGATTCCGGTTCGGCAACATCGTGACACCGGTCTATCGGGCGAATCCTTGCGAGCACCTTGTCATCGAGGCGTTTGTCCGCAAGAAGTTCGTGTTCGCCACACCGCAAGGCTATGCGGCCATCACACATCTGATTGACCAATACCTGCTGAATGAGTAACGAGATTGACAGATGGATATGTTCGGGAGCCGAGGTCACTGAAGGACTTCGGCTCTTGAGCATATACGCGCCCAACAAGTGGCTCGACGCGTTGGTACGGAAAGCCCCGAAGGAATATTCACACCTCCTGAAGAAAGCTTTGCTTCCATTCGCCACCGAGGTGCCGTTCTCCCAGACATTAACCAAAGGTGGGCGGTTCCGGGAAGACTGGCCGTTTCTGTCCGAACCGGATTGCCCGACCGAACTGAAAGCCCTTGCGGCTGACATGATCACATCGTGGCATAACTATGTCAACGCCCACGAAGACCTCTTCAAGTGCACGACTCCGGAAGAGTGCTTCGAGGCGGCAGAAAAAACAGTAAGAAATTTTACGCAAAATTCAAGTTCTCGACTTGAATTTCAGTACTACAAAGAGCATCGCAGGGTTCTGGGCAAGCATCCGATCTTCGCGTTGGCAAAAAAGATGGATGAACTTCGCCGCCTGCCGGTAACAAGCCTGATCCAGAAAAGGAAGAACGTCCAGGATTCCATCTGGCGTGCCGAGCGGGGAATCAGGAAAGGCGACCGTCCGGATCTTAAAATCCAAAGGGAGGAAAGGCTTGCGCGTCTGCGGATGACTCTCAATGACATCAACCGAATGATTGAAGAATATGAAGGAACTGAAACCCGAACTTCTCGATGATCTCTCGTCCCTCGCGGCCATAGGCTGGACAGACGCCGAGCTGGCCGGATTCCTTGACATCACCGAAAGACAACTGGCAGTTATCTTGGCTGATCCGATCTCGACGGATGATCTGAACATACGCGACGCCATCAAGCGCGGCCAACTGGAGAAAAGGGCAACGATCGAACTTGCCGTGGTGCGTGGCGCGATGGGCGGTGACGCAGACTCCATCGAGCAGTTCAGGGACATCGTCCGGGACAAAAGCTTCACCATCTCCAAGCTGGACCTGTTCGGCGGCGCCGAGAAAGAGGGCGCTTTCGAGAAGATTCAGGAATATATCGCATCAGGTTCAAAAGGAACTCTTTCAGACAAAGAGCAGATCTACATTGATTTGATGACACTGATATATTCATTGGATGGTCAGTACGGCAAAAGGAGAACCATTAAGTTTCTGACCACCGCTCCGTTCTGCATTTCCTACCAGCGGGCGGCGGACATATATTCAGAAGCTATGGAACTGTTCTTCTGCAACCGCAAGGTCTCCAAAGAGGCGATGCGCAACAAGATGGCTGATCAGTTCGACACCCTCTATGTGGCCGCAAGGGATGCCGCAAAGACCTCCAAGGACTATGCGGTGGCCGCTGACATCCTTGCCAACAAGGCAAGAGCTCTCCAGCTCGACAAGGACGACCCGGCCAAGCTTCCGGCCGAACTCTATCAGCCTATGTTCCGTCTGCTTTCGGCCACGCCTGAATCAATCGGTCTTCCTGCCGCCAACCGTGATGAGCTGGAACGTCAGATCGACACCGTGGTCGCTCCGGAGGCTGTGAAGAGACGTTTGAAGGCCGATGCCGGAATCACGGACCTTGACATCGTAAAATACCTCGAAGATGCAAAGGAAGAGAGTTAAGCCCGAATCCACACAAGCGGCTTCCGTACAGTACCAGAACCCTTTCGCCCAGATAGTGTCTCTGGCCGGTGCGTGCCAGAACCTTCAGGTTGTGGGGCGTGGCGGAGCCAAGACAACCGACATTCAGGCCGAAAGGCTTCTGGATGTCATCTATGACATGCCGGGCGCGCCCGTGGTCTGGGTGGCCGACACGTTCACGAACCTGAACGCCAACATCCTCCCTTCTGTTCTGGAAGGCCTGGAGCGTAAAGGCCTACGTGAAGGTGTCCATTATGTCATCGAGAAGGAACCACCGACATTCACGGAAGCGGAAAAGGCCGATCTCCCAGATTGGCTAAGGCCGCATTTCTGGAAGCCTTTCAACAAGCTGGTCTCCTACAAGCGGACAATCATCTTCTACACAGGCACCAACATCCGGTTCGGCTCACTTGACCGTCCGGCCACGCTGGCGGGTGCCTCTTACGTGTTCTGCTTCGGGGACGAGGTGAAATATTTCCGGGAAGACAAGATCTCCAACCTGCTGAAGGCCGTCCGAGGCTACAGGCAGGAATATGGCCACAGTGTCTTCTACCGAGGGTTCAGTTTCACCACCGACATGCCGGACACCACTCACATCGGGGAATATGACTGGATCCTGAAATACGCCCACAACATGGACATCCCGGCAATAGTCCTTGTGCTGAAGGCCGGTCTGGTCTATAATGAATGCCTTCACGAGGCGGTGGCCGCCAAGGACAAATGGCTGAAAACCCACAGCAACGAGGATCTGAACATCTATCGCGGCAAATGCCGTGTGGCCGAACAATGGAAGGCCCGCTGGACAGAACTTAGAATGCGAAAGGAAGCCAGAACGTTCTTCATGCTTGCGTCCTCGTACATCAATGTGGACATCCTCACAGAGCAGTGGTTCGGGGATGCAATCGCAGGAAAGCTTCCTGATCTGAACACGGCCATACTCTCCATGCGTCCGTCTCTGGAATCAGGCGACCGCTTCTACACTTCACTGAGCGAACGCCACTTCTACTATGACGGCACGGATGAGGATGCCTACGATGGATTCGGTCTGCTGGACAAGGAGGATTGCAGGGTGCTGAAGTACGTTGATCTGGACAAGCCGCTCATAGCAGGAGTCGACTTCGGGAATATGTGCTCAATGTCCATAGCCCAGAACGACATCGAGAAGGGGCGCGCGTGCCTGCGTGTGGTCAAGTTCCTCTACACATTGGCACCTGAATATGTCCCTGACCTTGGGGAGAAGTTCCGCACCTTCTTCGCACCTGTGAGGCGCAAGACCCTGATGCTGTACTATGACCGAGCCGGC